GAGGTGGTGCTGGATATAATACTCCTGGTTCATCTGGCGGTTCAGGAATTATAATAATAAAAATACCAGACACAACAACTGCAACATTTAGCGCAGGTGTTACGCAAACAACATTAACATTAGGAGGATTTAAAATAATATCAATAACTGCAACAACAACAACTTCTGAAACTGTAACATTTAGTTAATATGGCACACTTTGCAAAATTAAACGCTGAAAATTATGTAGTCTTTGTAACTGTCGCAAGGGATGAAGATGAACATAATGAGGTGGAAATTAGCCAAAAAACAGGCGAAATTTATAAAAGAACATCGTATAATACTAATGGTGGTATTCATTATACAGATGGAATACCAAGTATAAACCAAAGTAAAGCATTTAGAAAAAACTATGCTGGCATTGGCTATTATTACGATGAAATTAGAGATGCTTTTATTCCACCAAAACCATATCCTTCATGGATATTAAATGAAGATAGTTGTCTTTGGGAATCACCAATACCGTATCCAAATGATGGTAATAATTATTACTGGAATGAGGAAACGGGAAAGTGGGAACAAACAGATTTTAACCTTAACTAAAAATAAATATCATGGCTTTTTCAAATTATTTAGAAGACCAAATAACAGGGTGGATAAACGGCTCCACTTTTGCCACAGCTCCAACATCTACTTTTGTACAGCTGTATTCACAAGACCCAACGGATGCAGGCTCCGCCACAGGTGCATTGTACACTCGTATATCTGTTGCAGCAGGTGGATGGACAAGGGGAACAGGTGGTAATGGTACATTGACAAACACTGGAGTTATTACGATTACATCAAGTGCAGCATCAGGTGCAACGGCTACTCACGTGGCAGTGTTTGATACAATCACAGGTGGAAATATGTTATTTGCAGGTTTATTGGCTGCACCTAAAACCATTGCAACGGGAGATGAAGTTAAGTTTAACGCTACTGCATTAACTTTAACAGTAGCTTAAAAACATTTGTGCCCTGAAATATGGGCAGGATAAAAATAATACAATGGGATATCTTTCGGCTAAACAAATTAATCACCTTAAAGACTTGCAAAAGTCTAACTATAAAGGTAGAAGGAGTTTTCAAGGTATGAGCCTACGTGTAGTTGGTTTAGCTGATGCCGTGATAGAATTTGCAGAGTTAATGGAACAATGTACAGTTACTGAAAGAAGTAGAGTTATTGATTCAGCCACTCCTATTGCATTAGAAGTTTATAGGTCGTTAGTTCCCGTAAGTAGTAAACCGCACCGTATTTCTACCAATCCTTTTAAAAATAAAAAGATGCAAGGTTGGGAAGAAAACGACCGCGCTTCGATGTGGGTACAACCGGGTAATCTAAAAAAGTCTATTATTGACTTATCTAAAAATCTTGTATCGTATAAAAGAGCCGTTGGTGCTATTGGGCCATTGTACAAAAGAAATACAATGAATAGAGGTATTAATAGCAGTGAAGGAACAAATGGATTTTACGCTCACATGGTATTCGGAAGTACGCGAGCATGGTATAATAAGATAGTGGTAAAGGCAAGGAATTTAAGTAGGGAGAAAGTAATTAAAACCATGCGAGATGAATGTATTTTCATCATGCAGGAAAGACCTAAAAAATTTTGGCAAGTATCATGATAGGAAAACTAATATACAGTAGATTATCTACCGATGGTGAAATATTGGCTTATGTTGGGAGTAAGATTTATCCTGACATTGTGCCTCAAAACGTACAATATCCATTTGTGGTATATACTATTGTAAATAGCCTTCCTGTTGATTTTAAAGATGGTCAAAGTAACTTAGAAGAAATTACACTACAAGTAGATGTTTACACTCAAAATTATGACGATACGCAAATATTATCTAACTTTATTAGGAATAGATTAGACAGGTTTGTTGGTATTGTTGAAGGTATTGAGGTGCAAAGTATAAAATATATGTCAGCTACATCGCAAGTGTTTAACGCTGAATTATCCGTATATTGGATGAGTATTGATTTTATGGTAAAAATGAAAAGATGAAATTAAGACTTTTAAAAGAATGGAACGGAAAAGAGCCGGGTAAAGTAGGCGTTTTTCTTTCTGAATATGGAGAACAAATGATAAAGGATGGCATTGCAGAATTACTTGATGAATCTTTTGTCGTTGAACAAATGCCACAGAAAGAGCAAGTTCAGCAAGACCCAATCTATATACCTGTACCAGTGCCTATGTCATATTTCAATGACCAGGAGCAAGAAGAAGGAATTATTAAACCGAAAAAAAATAAATAAACATGGCAACTACTGGCATTATTAATGGTACGTTGATGCGCCTATACAAAGATTCAACTGCGATAGGTTACGCAACATCCTGCCAAATGAACATCTCCGCAGCCATGCGTGAAATCTTGACAAAGGATTCCGCAGCTGGAGGATGGAGAGAGGTAAAGAAAGGTCCGCTTTCCGGCACACTATCCACAGAGGCATTGTATGCAGGGCCTGGCGATTCTTCTACCAATTACCTATTTGATGATCTCTTTACCGATTTAATATCTGGTACCGCATTGACTATCAAATTTACAACAGATGTACAAGGTGACAATGTCTTTACAATGAGTGCTATTTGTACATCATTAGACTTGAGCGCTGGTGTGGAAGAAAATACAAGCTATTCAGCATCCTTCGAGGTTACTGGTGCTATTACAAAGACAGTTAAAGCATAATTTTAAATCCTAACACATGAAAACAATAACAATCGCCAACACTTCCATACCGATAAAATTTGGTATGTATGTGTTAGGTACATTTCTAAGGGAGAGGAAGCTAAAACTTAGTGACCTTTCCCTTTTAGGAGAAGATCTTTTATTAGCCCTTGAACTTGCATTTACCGGTGTAGAGCATGGTTACAAAGCTAAAGGTGAGAAATGCCCTTACACTTTGCAATCATTCTGCGATTTGGTAGATACAGACATGGGAGGTATAACTCGCATAATGGAAATGATTTCAAATGAGATTTCACCTCCAGAAGATGAAAGCCAAAAAAACGTAGTGGCGAAGGCGGAGAGCTCACACTTGAACACATCGAGCGCTTTTGTTTCGGAGTTTTAAGATTTCCTCCTTCGCAATATTACGACATGAGTTTTAAAGAGGTTGTTATAGCCATGCAAGGTTATAACAATCAATTTGAACAACAGGAGCAAACACAGTGGGAACGAATAAGATGGCAAACTACACTTTTACTAAATGTCCATACGGCAAAAGGAAAAAGTTTAAAGCCAAAAGATTTAATCGAATTTCCATGGGAAAATCCTATTAAGAAAGAAACTAACAGAAGTTTGACAAATAACGACAAGTCAATATTTGACAAATGGGATAAAGAATTATAAATGGCAATAGGTAAACTTAATTTAAAGCTTGGTGTAGACGTTTCAAATCTTGACAAAGAACTTGGAAAAGTTGAGCGTAGTATGTCAAGATTTGGCAGTAATATGCAGAACATCGGTTCTACATTAACCCAGTCATTAACTTTACCTATTATTGGTTTAGGTGCTGCATCCTTAAAATCATTTGCCGACATTGAGAAGCTACAAAATGGTTTAATAGCCATTATGGGAAGTAGCGAGGAGGCAGGAATAGAGATGGAAAAACTCCGTAAAGTTGCCGAGAATCCAGGTCTTGCTCTTCCTGAAGTTGTGAAAGCATCAGCTTCTTTACAAAGTGTAGGAATGAATGCCGACGCTGCAAGGGAAACTATTACACAGTTTGGCAATGCCGTAGCAAGGGCAGGCGGTGGTGCAGAACAATTTGATGGCGTAGTATTAGCATTGTCACAGATAAGTGCGGTTGGAAAAGTTACACAGGAAGATTTAAATCAAATAAAAGAAAGGCTGCCAGAGTTTGCCAGGGTAATGAAAGAAGAATTTGGCGTAGTGACAGCCGAAGGAATCAGGGAATTGGGAATAAGCAGCGAAGAATTTATAAAAAGGTCTGTAGGTGCTTTAAGTAATTTAGAAAGGGCTAACGGTGGTTTAGCTAATACCTTTGATAATTTAAGGGATAACGTAGGCGCATCATTAGCAGAACTCGGTAAAGCAATAAATGAAACATTAAATTTAGAGGCAGTTGCCGCAGCATTAAGCGCAGGATTACAAAGATTAGTAGATGGTTTTAAGTCACTTAATCCGGAGACACAAGGCTTTATAGTAAAGGCTGGTTTATTAGTCGCAGCGTTAGGGCCTGCAATATTTATAGTAGGTAAGTTAATATCTACTTTTGGAGCATTGATAGGTACTACTCGTTTGATAATGACTACGGTAAAAAACCTATCTACAGTTATATCCGGTGCTTTCGCAAAAATACTTGCTAATCCTGTTATATTTGGTGTTACTTTAGCCATTGCGGCAGTTGGTGCTATTGCCTTATATGTTTACGATAACTGGAAAGCGTTTAGCGATAGGTTTACAAATATTTGGATAAACATAAAAAACAGTGCTAACAAAGGAGTAGCTGATTTTATGATGGCTATTGATAAGCTTCAAAAAGCAATGGGCTATCAATTATTTGATGTTAGTGGTATGACAAAATACCAGGAAGAGCAAAAAGTAGTCGCAGCTGAATTTAAAACAATAGGCGAAACAGTTGACAGTCTTAAAGGCAAATTTAAAAGCCTATTCATGGCTACTCCGGGCAAAGCTACGGGAGGAGGAGGAACAGATGGAACAGGTGAATTAGTTTTTGGTGATGGTGGCGCACCGACAGGAGGAGGCACCGGAGGAGGTAAAGGTGTTGGAGCGGCTTTAAATACTCCAATAGACACAGTAAACTTATTACCTACATTAGATTTACTTCCTGATAAAATAGAAAGTATTTCAGCTGCAAATGAAAGATTAAAACAAACAAATGAAGATGTAGCTAAATCATTTAATAATATTACACCTGCTGTAAAATCTGCCGCAGATATGTTAACTCCTATGCAAGCTATATTAGTGGAAGGTATAAATACGTTTGCTGATTTAGCGGCTGGTGGTTTTGAGAGCATGAAAGAACTTGCACAAGCAGTTAAAAAAAGTGTTGCTGAAATAATAGGCAATCTTATTAGAATGTTTGTTGCTAAAGCATTAGCAGGTTTACCTCCTACACCATTTATGTTAGCCATTGCACCTGCAATAGCAGCGTTAGCAGGTAATTTAGGTAAAAGTTTAATAATGAAGATTGGCGCACCAAAGTTAGCCGAAGGAGGTTTGGCATACGGCCCTACCATGGCAACTGTAGGGGATAACAGAAACGCAAGAGTTGACCCTGAAGTTATCGCACCTTTATCTAAACTTAAATCAATGATGGGAGACATGGGTGTAGGTGGCAGCCTTGAAACAAGGATTAGCGGAAATGATTTGATTATATTGTTAAACCGATCTCAAAAGGGATTAAGTAGAATACAATAATGGCTATAAGGTTTTCGACAACAGTATATAACGAGAAAAGTAGAAAGATTACTGTATCTATAAAAGATAGTGCTTTCTCCGGTACTGTGAAAACATTTGACACATTATCATTAGGCATTCAATACGACAGTGAAAGCCAGCAAGGTCAGGAAAGATTTACTCCTATTATTGGTTCGCGTTGTTCACTATCTTTATTAATAAATAACGAAGATTTACAAACCCTACTTTTTGACATTGGCTTGGCAGTTGAGGGAAGGTTCACAATGGAGCTCACAGCCTACGAGGATGATAATACGACAGTATCATTTAAATGGTATGGCTATATAGTAACAGATTTAGTAGAATTTGAAGATGTGCCATTGGTTATAGGTTATCAGGCTCAAATATCTGCAATAGATGGATTAGGTTGGTTAAAAACATTGGATTACAAAAGTGCAGTTGGGCCTTACAATGGGCAGGACACGGTTGTACAGCATATTTTAAATTGTCTTAATCAGTTAGATTTTGTTCAGGAGAATTTAGTGGCAAATAGTTTGCCAGTTTTACACACTATTTTTAATTGGCATGAAAATACAATAGCCTACAATGCTGCCAGCGATTACTCTTTATTGACAGTTATTCAGCATCGAGCATTTTACCATAAAGACACTAAAAGCAATTATGTATATCAAAGTTGCTACGATGTATTGAAAAAGATTTGTCAAACTTTTGGAGCAAGATTAATATTTAGTGGGAATCAATATTGGTTTATTCAAGTAAATGAATATTCAAGAACTCCAGCTACTAAAAGATACTTTAAATATAATGCTTTTGGTATCCAACAATCAGGTACATTTACCGCAGATTTAACGCTTTCAAATATTCAGACCAATCTTGCAGGAAGCGATTTAATGAGATTGAGTGGTGGTAAGTGGACTTATTATCCTGCTTTAAAAAATGTGGTAATTAGGTATAATCATTTTGCTAAACAGAACTTATTAGCCGGTGTAGAATATAACTACGCAACTAATACAACTCCGGTAATTACAACTACTCCCACATTGGATGCCTCTAATCCGGATGCTCGTTTGTCGTACACTGGAATACTTGGATTCTATGCACAGGCTTTAAACCCTGTAAACTTTGAGCCTTTTCAATTTGTATTTGCCGTTAAGGTAGCATCTATAATCAATAGCTTTCCTTTACAAGGTTTTGAATCAGCTAACTGGACATTAGGCAGTGGATGGATTATTGATAATAAAATACTTGAAGGTACTTTAATAGCTACGGAGGCATACTATACGACATTTACAGTTACGTCAGGTAGAAAGTATTATGTTAAAATTAAAGTTGAAATTGATAATGCTGGTAGTTTAAGATTAAGATTAGGAGGAGTAACTAAAACAATTACAGAAAGTGGCGATTATGATTATGTCATTTTATCCACTAATACAGATACTTTAAAATTAGATAGTGTATCTACTCCAAAGTTTACCGGTAAAATAAAGTCATTACAAGTAAAACAAGAAAACAAGTATTTAAAAAGAGGTGTGACTTACACCAATGGATTTAACTTCCAATTAGAGCCTGCAACTTGGGAAAATACTTTTTATGAATACGAGTTTAACACAGAAACTATAACGGCCGATGCTGCTTTTGTTGCTTACAAAACTATAACGTTTGATACATTAGATATTCCGGAAAGTGCGGAGTATGTATGGGAGATGAGATTAAAAGAAATGAGAAACGAGGCAGGAAGTAGTATAATTTCCAACTTTAATGTATCTTATTTACTTAGCAATAATTACCTTGAATTTTTACCTACTGGTGCAGTTTCCGGTCAAAGCGATATTTTAGAATATGGTTCTGATAACGATGATAAATCTTCCACAGTATTTAGCCTTGATACCTACCTTGGTGATGGGCCGAGTAAAACAACGGATGGAGGATTAAAGGTTCTTGAATCTGGCACTTATGAAAATAGTAGCAGTTGGGATGTTAGCAGCGGATCGGGATTTAATAACGTCACACAGTTATTAGTGAATGAAGTAATTCGCGGGCAACTTACACCAAAGCTACGCATGGTAGATATGCCATTCCAAAATCTATCAGTTGATAATCCTTACCTTCCTCATAAAGTGATAGAATATTCATCTGGATATTACGTTTTTGAAAGAGGTAGTTTTGATTTAAAAACAGAGATTTGGCAAGGTGATTACTTTAAAATAGAATTGGA